CGTGTTACTGAGAGCGTCAGAGACGACCAGCTTCAACAAGGCGGCGGGGTCCATCGCGTACGAGCACGGTCCGGTAGCTTGGTGAACGTACAGGGTTGGTGTCGTGAATGTAATTGTTGACGGGGCAGTCACCGACTGGATGACCAAGTTTTCGGCAGTCTGTACACCGACGACGACGTTCATGCCAGCGGTGAAACCGGTTGTCGAGTTCACCTGGATGGATGTCGCGCCAGCGCCAGCGTCAGCAGTCAACACCGTCGAAGGGTATGTTGCCGTCGAGTAGTCGTTGACGAGGGTACGTAACGCAAAATATGACGCAAAGTCTTTACCCTGCATCTGAAGGTCGCCCGAAGCTCGAGCATAATTCCATGTCCAGATAATGCCTGACCAGACGATGATGCCGTCACGGTCAACATAGACGACAAACGGTGCGCCGTTGTATGGCAGGAGAGGCTTCACGCGTGACGCCACCTCAGGGCGTGACAAGTTCAGCGTGAACGAGACAGACCCGGAGTCGTTGAGTCGACCGTCAAACGTGAGACCCTTCGCGGGAAGTTCAGTAATTTTGACGTTAGTGTTCAGGTCGTACGCGTACACGCGGAAAATGTTTGTCGCCATAACTATGACCAGCTCCATGCCGACCGGTAGTCAACCTGGAACAGGTTACCGGTTGGGTATGACGAGTCAGTTGACGAAATCTTTACAGTCGAACCACCAGGAGGTAGACCGAACCATGACGAGCCGGTAGTGACTAGACCGTAGCGGGTTGTTGTACCGTTGAGGATTACCGTACCGGCCTGCATGTCGATGACGATTGAGTCGCTCGAGGTCAATGTCGTCGTCAAACCGAAGTATTCGCCAGTCGAGCTGAGTGTCAGAGTTGGGTTGGTGACTGGTCCGTAGATGGTGAACTTCGGCATCGTCTTGTAGTTACCGATGTTGTTGGTCAACAAAGCACCACCGGTTGTCGGCGCAAACTGGAGACCGTTGTAGACGAGCACACCTGACGCGTGAGAGTTTGTGACACCCGAGGTCAGGTTGATGGTTGTCGACCCAGACACGGACGAGATGACACGATACTCGAGGGCAGTACCGGTGTCGATGGCGACCGTTTGACCGGCGTAAAATCCGGCGTTAGACGTTACGGTCAAAGCCGTTCCTGCGGCGCTTAGAGGGGCGCTCAAGGCTGTTAGGAGCAGGTTTACGGGGAACTGTGCGCCAGACACGACCGCACCCGACGAGTGGGCGTTAGTCAAACCGGCCGTAATCACAACCGTCGTCGTACCTGAGATAGAAGCAACAGTACGAGTTTCAGTACCGGTCGCGTCAACAAAAATTGTTTGACCCGCTACAAAGCCGGCATTCGACGCCACCGTCAGCGACGTAGCACCCGCCGAAGCGTTAGCAGTCAAAGTCGTCAAAGGGAACGCACCCGACGTCGCCAACGAGTTCGTGACAGTCGACAGTTGCGAGTCATAGATGAGAGGGTCGTTACACGTAATCTGGATAGGCATCGACGCGATACGGTGGAACGAATAGTTCACATCCGTCGGGAACCCGGCCGCCGTCACGCGACCCGTAACCTGACGTGGCGTCGACCAACCTGGATACTGGAATTGAAGTACCGATTGAGCCGTAGGGTCGAATGTTGGCTGGAACGCGTTAGTCACATTAGCGACAACCGTCTCGAACGGGTTGGTCAATGTTGTCGTCACGGCGAGAGTCAGCGTCACAATACGTTCGCCCAAAAAGTTTAGACCAGCAAAAGCGCCATCCATACGGGGGCGGTTGATGTCGCCGGAGCGAGTCGCCGGCAGCGATCGCAATCCTTCTTCTTTGACAATCTGAATGTCAGTGCCGGCACCAAAAGTGAGACCGTTCCATGAGTACTGAAAATTAGAGAGAGCCACGGTTATCCCATCATCCTAAGTTGCCAGCCGACAGTCGACGCAATCTGTAGTGGCGAAGCGTTTGTTGACGCGTACACGTTGATGTTTTGTGTAGCGGGCTGAGCCGGTACTGGTGCGGCGGCAGTTGTTGGCGTCACCGTTTGAATGTTTGTTGACGAGGTTGGTGTCGTCACCATACCGGTCACGCCGGGGCTACCGGGAACGATACTGTTTGCCGCGATCGCGGAGCCGACAGTGAATTGGGGTTTACCGAAGGCGTCGAGTGCGCCGTTAGCTAAAGTGGATGCCGCATTGTTGACGGAATCCATCGAGCCTTGAATACCGTTGACGAGACCCTCACCAATATTCTTACCCATCTCGGCGAATACTTTAGAGGGTGAAGCGATACCGAAGATAGCCTTCACGTTGTCGATGAGCATACTGCCTAGGTCGTGGGCGATAGCGGCAAACATTCGTGGCGCGTTATCTACGAGACCCTTGACGAGACCTTGAAGCAACTGCCAGCCCGCGTCAATCATCTCAGGAAGAATAGCCATGAACGCGTGATGGAAGCTCGGAGCCATGTCTATGATGGCGCGAATAATTTGTGGCGTAGCTCGAGTCAAACCGTCAACGATACCGACAAACAGACTGATTGAAGCGTCAATAATTTCAGGGAGCGAATCGGCAATGGCTTTATAGACGGCAGGGAGAACGTCAGTAATTAGCGAGTCAATCAGTTCAGGTAGCATTTTCAGCAAACCGGTGACGAGCCCGGTAAACAGTTTGAAAGCGCCGTCAATGATTGCTGGAAGCATTGTCGCAATCGTCTTCACAATATCGGGCAGAGCACCAATGATAGCCTTCAGCAAGACAGGGATAACCTCGACCAGACCCTGAACGATACCCAAAAATAGGTTGATGGCCGCATCTAAAATACCGGGCAACATTCCAACAATCGTCTTCATCAACCCCGGCAACATACCGGAAATTGTTGAGATAAGAACAGGAACAGTCTCAACTACCGCATCAACAATCGACTTGAACAGTTGAAGTGCCGTAGTCAAAAGTGTCGGAACCATACCCAACAAAGTTCTAACAACCTCGGGAAGCATCGCCGCAACAGCCAAAACAAGTTTTGTGCCAACCTCATAAAACGCGGCAATAATCTTAGGCAACCCGGCAGACAACACCTGCATGATGTTTGTCACAATTTTTGAGAACTGGTCAACGATAGCGGGAATGAAAGTACCTGTAATGAACTCGATGAACATTGGAACGAACTGAACAAAAGCGTCAATAATTCCGGGCAAAGCATCGAGTACGGTTGTCATAATTCGGGTACGTAGGTCAGAAAATGACTGCAACATTTTCATGAGACCGCCGCCGCTAATGAACTCTTCAATAGAGCCGACAGTGTTTTGAAGTACAGCATCGAAACCCTCGACGCCGCCACCAGCTTCTTTGAATACGCCCTTGACTCTCTCGCCGAGGCTAACAAAAGCGCCCGTAACTTTATCGACCAGCGGGGTCAAAGCCTGAACAGCTTTAGTTATCGCATCCATGACAGGCAAAACGATAGGCAGAAAAGCAGTAATGATAGAGCCAGCCAAATCGGTAAACGACAACTTCAGACGCGATAACTCGCCCGGAAGAGTCTTTCCGGCAGCCTCGGCCGCGCCACCGAACTTCTTAGTCAACTCTTCAAGGATTAGAGCTTGAGCGCCAGCGAGATCGCCATGCTCCTGCATGGCCTTGATTGAGTCTTTCTGAGACTGCGTGAACTGGACACCCGCGCGGCTTAGAGCGCCGAGACCTTGAGTTGGGTCGTTGAGCGCTTTACCTAACTTGAGCGCCATATCGGTTGCGTCGCCACCCATTTTCGCAGCCATATCGGCGGCGGCTCGAGTGGCCTCGTCAAACACTGGCGCGGTCGGCGTATTACGGATGTTACCGAATGTCTGTAACAGAGACTCAGTCTTAGTAATCGAGTCCTCAGTTTGACCTGAGTAGTCTTGAATAGACCGAGCCAAATCCTTCATGTGGGCGACAGTCACATTGGCGGTGTTACCGGTCGACTCGATACCAGCCTCAAGCTGAGCGTCAACCGCCGAGGCTTCTTTCGCCTTCTCTAGACCGGCCTCAAAGAAATTACTAATGCCTTGCGTGGCAGCCATGACAATATTCGACGCCATGATGCCCTTGAAGATGTCACCAACTGACGTAGCCTTCTCGCCAGTCTTGGTCATCTCTGACCGCATCTTTTCCTGGTCAGTAGTCGTCTTAGAGGCCATCGAGTCAGACTCGGCCTTGACCTTAGTGACACCCTCAGAGTAGGGTATCGTGTTCATCCTAATCTCGACGACTAGGGGAGGTAGTTCATCAGCCATGAGTTACCCCTTGAAGATTCGTGTGACAGCGTCTACGGCCAATTTCTGAACTCGCCCTACCGACGACTTGACACCGGGAGTAAAGAACGCGTAACCGTAATCTAATTCTACACGCCTCGCGTAAATTGCGGTCGGTCCCACACGAATCGACGCGCTACCTACACCAAGCTTACGTAGCCGGGTCGACGTGATTGAGTTCTTCAAGTTGCTTGAAATAACATTCGGGTACGGGCTAGGGATACGTTTCCGAGACACCGGAACCAACTGGCCTTTAGAGTTTTTCTTACGAGGCCGAGACGGTCCAAAGTTCTTCTGCGACTCCTGAATGACCACCGTCGCCGCGTCACGAACAAACTCCTCAGACACCCTATCCGCGCGCATCAAAGTCGCGTCAAAGTAAGCCTTGAGTTCAGGGATACCCGACCAATCGCTCACCTGTTCTGCTCCGCTTCAACTCGCCGAATCAAAGCGTGAACCTGTAACATCCAGTCACGCTCCTCGACAGTTATTGTATCCAAATACTGAGCGTGAGACACGGAAGGGAACAGTGTACGGTAAATGTATTCCGTATACCACGCCGCCGTTACAGGGTCAAGGTTGTCGGGTTTACCAGACCTGAGAGCTGACTCGAGGCGTCTCAGGCCACGGTAGGGGAGTTTTCATCCTCGACAGCGTCAACCGAGAAAGGGTTGTCCGCGATCGCGACAAAAAGTTTCGCCGCATCCTTAGTGAGAGCGTCATACAGGGGGCGCTCAAGGTCGAGTACGTCATCCTCAGACTCAGGCAGTTTACGGGGAGTACCATCTTCGTTCGTGAGAGTCCACGACTTCAGAAACAGTACGACCGCCAGCTCGTTGATGGCGAGCATCTGACTGGTCTCTTCACGCGTTAACGTGTAGTCCTCATCCTCGATACGCTTCATCAGCGACTGGAGAGGCATCGCCTCAACCTGTAAACGACGCTCCCGACGTGGCGTCATAGTCTCACGCGTAAACCATGACGCCGTACCGCCGGGAATCGTTGTAGTAATGTCAACCATTTTTTGCCTCCGTTATGTTGATTAGTAAGCGGTCGACTGCGACGTAAGCGCAATAACCTGTGCGGGCGAGAACGAGCCGCTGAGCGAGTCAGTCGAGTTCGCGATCGCTTCGAGAGTGGCCTTGACTTCCATCCACTTGTTAGTACCCGAAACCTCGGTGAGGTCGTAGGCGACCTGCGAGTGCTGGAGAGTAATCGAGTGAGTGGCGTCTCCGGGGGGAGCGACCTTCACGGTCAGGGCGGGCTGAGTGTTGGCCAGGTAGTTAGTCCAGTCAACATCCGTGGTTGCGTTCTGGAATACACCGGTCAGCGAACCGGTGACAGAGACAGGTCCACCGAAGACGGCGAAAGGAGTCTGAGTACCGGTGATGGTAGGCAGAATCTCGACCGCACGCTTGTAGTCCAGGTTGATGGTGCTGTACTTTGTCGAAGCTGTACCGCCGAGAGTAACGACCGAATCCCATGAGGGCATAGGCTTGAGAGCCGAAGGCGTGTTCGTGGGGGGAGTAATCGTTGCGGCAGGCAGACCGACCCATGAAATGTCCATGGTGGCGAGAGCGTCAGCACCAAGAGTGACCTTCACGTCGGAGATGATAGCGCCAGGAATCTGCTGAACCTTACCTGAGGCGTCAGCCCAGAACACGGTGT